CGCGACCGTTACGGTTCTTGGTATCCGATTCCATGAATACACCCTTAATGAAATAATTCTTCTGACCGTTCTTTTCTTCGGTCAAGACTTGAATTTCACTCTGGGTTGTTTCGGTGATGAGTTTCATGGATCAGTATCCGTCTGACTCTACGGCAGGACCAACTGGGCCTTTAGCCTTTCCACCTTTTTTGGAGGCAGTCTTGGTCTTGGTAGCCTTTTCGTCTTCAGTTTCCTCGTACATCTCGGGCTTTTCGTTCTTCTTCTTCTTGGTTTCTTTCTTCTCTTCATCAGCGTCGTGGCTGTACATGCCCATCGCCTTGTCTTCGTTAAACACGGCTTCAGCCACGGCTACACGCTGCTCGTCTAGCAGGAGGGAAGCCTTGGCGTACAGGGCATTGAATACATGCTCCTTGGCATCGGCGTAGTTCTTTTCCAGTAGGGCTTTTGCGATCTTTTTGTTGTTGTCCATTGGTTCTCCTTGTCAGACCTTATTTATTTAGTATACGCTATATTTCTCGTAAAATAGTGGAGTTTAAAGCATCATTCCTTGGGGTTGCCAAACTCGTCTTCTTCATCGTCTCCCCCGACTATTTCACCAATTGTTACATTGGGAGCAGAGGGGGCTTGGGGTGCGTCTCCACCCATAGCAGCCTCCGGAGGTGCGCCTTCGGCTCCAGCGGGTGTCATCTGCCCTTCGGGGGGTAGAATCTTGCCCTCTGCCATTTCACTCTTGATAGAGTTGTCAATCTCCTCAATGTCTTCCGCAGTCTGCTTTAAAATATGCCGACGCACAAAATCACGGGAGTAGTACTTGCCCACAAAGTCTTCGGCATCCCGTGCAGTCTGTAGACGATCCTTGAGCACTTCGCTTTCCTTGAGTTCGCTGAAGTGGGAGTCCATGTTGAACTTGAACGCAATCTTGGGTTCAATGTCTGCCCACTCGTCTTCACGAATAATACCCTTGAGAACCAGTTGTACACGCAGCAGGTTCAGGAATACTTCAGAGAACTTCATGCGAAGTCGTTCCACAAACTTGAAGAATTTCACTTCGTCGCGGCTAATTTCAGACGCACGACCAATATTGAAGCCTGTGCTTTCCTCTAGACGGGAAGTGGGCACATTAAGCGACTGGAACAGTTTCTTCTGGAAGTACTTGACATCTTCCATCTCGCCAAGATTCTGACCGCCCTGTAGGGTGCTGACTTCTGTGCCCTTGCCACCTTCACGGCGGGGCATCCAAAAGTCTTCAAGCATGGACATGTGCTTGCGGCTGTCAGTCATCTCTCCCGTATTGGGATCGTACATGAGTTTGTTACGATACCGCTGCATAAGCCCACGCACATACTCTTCAGCCTTTTGCTTGGGCAGATTACCCACATCCACATAGAAAATACGGCGTTCAGGAGCGCGAGCAAGACGATAGATTACCACTGCGTCTTCAATCATACGCAACTGGTTGAGTGACTTGATTGCCTTGTGCAGATAACCCAATATCTTCTTGCGTCGTGAATCAAACAAACCGCTGTGGATAAAGCAAATAGCGTCAGGGTTAATCTTGAGTCCGTCCAAGGTCATGCTAGTGGAAGCCTGATCCTGTTCGGCGTAGATATAGAACTCTTCAATTTCTGATACCAGTGAAACGCTCATGGGCACATTACCCATGTTACTGCCGCTTGTGGTTGCGTTGAGTGGCTTCTTCTTTATTCTGCGAACCTTGCGAATCTTGACAGGATCAATGGGACGCAGTTCAACAATACCCTTCTTGCGGTTCTTCTCGTCAATAATAATGTGGTAATACAGGCGGCTTTCCACATACCACTTGCGGAACACTTCGTAACCACGACGAGTAAAGTCCAGCAGATTCAGTACCTCGTGGAACTCGTCTTCAATCTTGTCCTTGATGGCTTTGGACTGCTTGACAGAAGACACATCAATCTTGACTGCATCCAGTGTGTCGTTGTACACAATACTCTCGTTGCAAATATCTGCAATAGCGGACTCTACTTCAGGATGGAGTGCCATCTCCCGGTACTTGTAGATGAGTTCAATATCTGACTTTACTGAACCGTCAAAGTCAACATACGCTCCAAAGTATCCGCCCACTTCAACAGGGGTTGCACCGTCGTCGTAATCGGGAGGGACAAAAGAAACGGGCTTCTTGAGGATATCCTCCGCAGAAGCCCCTTCCTTACCGTCCTTTTTTCCGATGCTAAAACCAAACAGATTGATTGCCATAATATAATTACCTTTTCAAAAGGGTTTAGAAACCCTGACCAAAGTTGATACCAAGACCTTGTAGTACGGCTCCTAGACCGCTGCCACCTGTAGCGGGTACTGATGCTCCCGGAGCAGCCTCCCACCATGAGTAGTTTAGGGTTACGGGGAATTCAGCAATCTGATCGTTGTTCTCGTAAGACAGATCAATAGTACCGACATCGCTGGGGAAGCAACCAATAAAATTGTAGGTACGGACTGCTTCACCGTCACGATGGAGTTGAGTTACCGACCAAGTAGGCATGAACTCCATGAAGTTACGGGGAGCGGTGTTGGCAGTGTGCTGATTGAAGATTGCACTCCAAGCCTCAAAGGCTGAACGGAGAGCAAGGTTGGTGTCAGAAATAACTGTGAGTGACCAATCAGCAAACGAACGATCACCGGGTAGTTTGATACGGCGACCGCGATACGGAACTTCAATGGTTCCAAGAGACGAAGCAGGAATCTGAGCCGCTTTCACTAGGAAAGAAATGGCTCGGTTGTCTGTGTATCCTGGAATAGACCCGTTCACCACGAACAGGTTTGTGCGAGCACCACCGCCAGCAAAGGCGTTTACGAACCCCGAAATATTGTTTGTTGGTTCTACTGGCATTAGGACTTACTCCTTTTCTCTCTGTTATCTATACGATCAGCCACCAACTTCGCTGAAGTTTACGCCAGTCTTGGTGGCGACAAAGTTCAACTGAATGAAGTTGATGCTGCGGGTGGGCTTGACGAAAATATCTGCAACAAACTCGTTGCGGTCTATTACTTCGCCTGTGTTATTGGTTTCATCGCACACCACCTTGAAGTCGGTGATGCCACGACGCTGTTGCACAGTCTTGAGGAACGGAACCACCAAGTTCTTGAACTGCGCTCGTGTGAACGCATCGTTCTGTTCAAACAAGAAGAACTTGCTTGCGGTGGCGATTGCCTTCTCAAGAATGATGAACAGGCGACGAACATTGATACGGTCAAAGGCAGAAGGACGGGTCTGCATGGTCTTGTCACCGTACAGAATTACACCTTCACCGGGGAACGATACCACAGGATTGATCTGACGGGTGTACAGTTCATCTCGGTGTGCTTCACTGGTTGGATTGTAAGGCAACTTGACCACACTCTTGATCTGCCCACGGTTGAATCCTGCGGGAGAGAACCACGCCTCGTTAGTGAACTCGGTACGAGCCACTAGACCTGCAATATCAGCATTAAGAGGTATCAGACGAACAAGGTTATTATAGGTGTCTAGTTGATACTTCCAACCACTGTCAGCAACAGCGTATGAACTATTCACATTCAATGTGCTGTCGCGGTAAGTCTTCAGGTTGCTAAGAGCCTCGTATGGCAGTTTGTTCTCTACATCGCTCTGTGCAGGAGACACGAATGCCATGCAGTCAAGACGCTTTTCGCAAATTTGTTGAATGATGAGTTGTTCAAGAGTTGCAGAAGCATCTCCTGTTGGCAACAAAGACACATCAACCGTATCTGCGTCTTGGAACAAACTCCATCCGTCAGACCAACGCTCACTGTCGTTTGGTGCAACTGATGCAGCACCAGTCAATCCTAGAGAGTTGACTCCAGCACCAACAGTCGATGTAATGCCTAGAGCAGTACCAAGTGCGGGCCATGTAGTGGTAGATGCAGCACTGGCTCCATTATTAGCCAAGTCTCGTGAAAGTGCCCAAATATAATTAGACTGATCGTTGATTACGGTTCGGTAGTAGTTGCTACTGCCATCAAACTTACGAGCATCAAATGCACGAGACAATCCTTCAAACCTTTCAAGCAAATTATTAGCAGTGCCTGTCCACTTTCCTTCCTTGTCAAACACCAGTACATTTACTAGATCACCGGCTCCACCAGCATCACTTGCGTAATTGGTGGTTGTTGCACTTGTAGACACATATTTGGAGTATGCACTCTTAATGTTGAAGGTGTTTCCAGCGGCTTGTGCCTTGGATAACAAGGACGATAGATTCAAGCGAATTGCAGCAGTTACTCCGTTTACTCCACCGAAAGATGCTGAAGGCGCACTCCATCCGCTTGTTACACCAAAAAAATCACCAAATCTTGGATTAACTGTTGTCCATGTTATGCTAGAGGGGGCAACAGTAGTTCCTCCGTTTATTTTCTGAATTCCGGACACCGTTACGGTTGTTCCGTCTGTAAAAACTATATCGTCACCAACTGAAAAATATCTTCTTTCTGTATCTGCACTACTTCCAACAAACAAATCTAGACATGTGGCTCCTAGAGAAGCACTATACCCGAGTGTTGCACCAGTCAATCCTGACCCGTTTGTTACTACAACCTTTAGGCTGTTTCCAAGAACACCTGGATATTTGGATGCAAACAGTACTCCGGCAGCGGCAGGAGTAGAAGTACCAAGACCAGCATTTGCACCAAAGTTAATGGAATTGGTGATAAGCAGAGTGGATGAACCAGTTGTACCATCTTTTTTAACATTCGAATTGTAAGAACCACTACCCATAACACGCACAACCTGCATACGGTTGCCGTACTGTAGAAAATTGGCAGGCGTAAAGAAGTCCACATAGTTGTCATTGTCGGGCTTTTGAAAAATATTCGACAATTCACGCTCGCTGGCAACAGTCACTATTTGGTTAACTGGACCCCAATGAAAGTATCCTGCAAAGCCTCCGGGAGTGGTGGCAATAGCGGGAATTATTGTGGTCAGGTCGATTTCTTTGATGCTTACGCCGGGGCTTACTCTAAATCCCATTGTGGTATCTCCTTAGTCTGTGAAGCACGGGGTTCGTTATCGTTACTTCTACTCTTATGTATTATTTGGATTTTTCCTGTGGCTACGCCACGAATCCTAGTATTTAGCCCCGTTCATCTCCCCAATTCCAAGCCGTTCCGCTGCTATCCGTGTAATTTTGAGAGTCAGAACCGTCGTCCACGAACCCAAAAGGGGTCATTTCTTCTTCTAAATTTTTCATTTGGTCTTCGTACAGGTCTTTACGAATATCGCTGCCCGTAATGTCCTTGAAATACGCTTGGGTGGTTAGCCACGAAAACAGCACCAGCGTCATGGCTAAATCGTCGTGGTGATTGTCTTCGGCTTCAAAGGAATCACCTTTAGCCACAAAAGTACACAACTCGTCCACCACATTAAAGTCTTCAACTATGAGTTTGGTGTCCTCAATCAAATTTTTAAGAATAGAGCACCCAATACGCTTTACGGCTGTGGATGTCTTTACCCCCTTCATAGCCGAGCCGCCCTTGCCGAAGCCACCGTTTACGATTTGCCCTTTGCGCCCCTGCATCTGCACATAGATGATGTTGTCGTATTCCAAGTCATCGTGCAGAATGTCCGCTACCTGCTGCCCAATATCATTGATTTCCACAAGCACATACGCATTGTTGTACTGTCGTGCTACCGGATAGATGGCATTAGGATACAACATGGGAGCCAACTGGTTGTTTCGGAATGTGGCAACCAATCGGTACGGAATTTGACTCACATCCACAACGCTAAAGGCATGGTAGTCCTGCCCCTGACCACGCGAGGTGTCCACCACAAGCACATACTTGTGGTCAGCCTGTGGGCGAGCGTACACACGCAACCCCTCGTTATTCAAATATTCAGGAGTGCGATACACCATGCACTTGAGTTTTTCAGGGTGGATAAGTGTGTGAACCGAACCCAAGAATTCGGTTTCAAACTCGGTGCGAAACTGTTCAACACTGGTATTAGAAATGGTTTGCTTTTTCCACTCCTCGTCACGACCGGGTACATCGCTCCAATGCACTTCAATAGGGTAGTACTCGTTCTTGCCTTCTTCGCCCGGTCGCTTATTGGCATTTACCCATATGCGGTAGAACATGTTCAAGCCTTTGGGCGTTGACACAATAATCACTTTGGTTTCTTTACCGCTTGTGATTGTGGGATACACGGACGAGAAAAACTCTTCGGCTACATTCTGCGGCACATACGCAAACTCGTC